ATCTCTTGTTGGGTGTTGCACCTATTGACAAGGAAGATAATAGTAAAGACAAAAGAGGGGGAGGCAAGTTATGTTGACAAAACCACTTTTTATTTTTTTTTACAACAAAAAAGCCCTACTAGCCATAAGCTAGTAGGGTTTAATTGTATTTTGAATTACTCCAGCATACCCCATAAATCGGTACGGTTGCCGGCTTCATCCACGGGACCAATAGCCATATAATTCCGATTGCCTGAATCTCCCACGTAAGAGATCCAGCGGAAACCTGCATTGGTTCCTTTGGAATCATAATGAACCTTCTCGCCTGGTTGATAAGTAGCCACGATTTCACCGTCTAAATCCGGATAACGGCGGACATTGATAGGACTATCGCCCACCGTGAAAGTAGCTTCTTCAGGGAAGAATGGAACTTCATGGTTTTCCATAACTTCTGTAATGATTTCTTTCAATTCTTCTTTCTCTAGCGGTTCGCCCTTAGGGCGGAAAGCGGTAGGATAAAGCGCGCTATATGGATAGATAGCTAAATCAAAGCTAGCGCCTCCGTTTGGTCCAGGGGTGCCGGTTTGGTTTTGACCAAGGAACCAACCTTGTGAGCCATCAATATCGGCTACGAAGACAGCGACATGAGAAACCGGCGTTACTGCTGTTTCCATAAAGATTCCTACTTCCCCTCCTTGCATAATTTCCACTTCATCAAAGTGATCAAGAATACCGTTATAATGACGCTGTTCCCAAAGGTCTTTAACATAACCGGAATCTGTACAATTCGCAAACGGTACGCCCAGCCATAAGCAATACTTAGCGTAACCGTCCCAGCATTGCCAGCCGTACCAGCCATCAATGTCAAAACCTTGCCCCAATACTTCATCTTGAAATAGTTTTACTTTGTCCATGTTTTTTTACCTCAATTTTTCCAAGCGTCGTTTGCTGTCTTAACAGCAGATTCAATAAAAGTATTTAACTGATCGTTTGTTAAATAAATGTTATGAAGCTCAAGGCCTTCAATCAAGCTTGTTTTAGCGTATTCCAGCTTATCCTTACCGTGGATGTCTAGCTTATCCGCTACTTGCTCGGTAGCATTTACGGCGTTTCTAGCTAGGATTTCAACCACTTCAAGGGCTTTCTTTCCGCCTCGCGTTGTCAGGTAGTTTTTAACAGCATTAACAACAATACCCACTAACACCACGAAAATGCTCATAGCGCCACTAGTTACAATTTCAGTAATTTGGTTCATTTCAATTTTCCTCTTTAATTTCTAGGTCTAAAAACCGTTCAAATAGCACTTTAATAGCACCATTCCCGCCCAATTCAATATAACTCTCATAAAGCCGGGAAAGTTCTTCTATTTCATGCTGGTTAGTGTGCCCTCTTTTAAGGGCATTTTTCAAATTTTCTTGCAATCGAAAACGTTGCAAGCGTTGCAAGCCTTTTCCGATAATCGTTAAATTCCGCTGGTTATCTTCCCCAATTCCTTCCACATTTAAAACAGATTTTTCCAGATCGTCAATCTTATCAGAAAGATCCCTTAATTTTTGATCTGCTTCTTTGCTTGTCTTGGTACTTTTGAAGGAAAAATAACTAGGTATAATTACAACTAAAACCGGTGTAAGCTTGTCAATTAGGTCCACTAGGGCCATTTTATCCACCTCCCTATGATTCTAATTGCTTTACTGTACAGGCTTGGTTTCTAAATCATTTGATTTTTTGGGGGTTTCTTTTGGTTCGGTCCATTTCCAGATACCAAGTTTTCCATTTTGGTGCAAGGTTTCAAGCTGTTTCAAGGTTTCGCCTTGGTAGGTGAAGGCGTGATTGACTTGGACCATGACGCGTTTACCTTCTCCATAAACTTCAGCATGGTCAGGATCTTCCACCGCAAAGATTTCTTGTGGTTGGTAAGTCTTGCCAACTTGCCCAAGTTCAACCAATTCCAAACCACGTTTAAAGATGGTCGGATCTAGCGGGTTATCTACGTCAGTAACCTGCGCTAATACTGCCCAATCTGCTACCGCCTTAACTTCTGCGATTTTTGTATCTTTCTCTGCCAGCTTCTGCTCGTAGCTCTCTGCTTGCGTGTGTAAGTCCTCTTGCAACTTCTTCACACCGTCGGCCGGATTGAACTCTGTCGCAACCTGACCCAGTACAGCCTCAATAAGAGCCTCGTCCGTGTCGTTGGTGCGGTCACCAAACAAAGTACGGTCAAAGGCCGTATAAGGACTTTCCTGACGGATTGCTACGAATGTGCGGTTGTTTTCTTGTAAGTATTTGTTAACAATTTTGAATGTCATATTCTAATCTTCCTTTTCTAATTTTTCTGCGATTTCGTCAAACAGCTCTTTAAACGCTTCATCTGCTTCTAGTACGTTGTTAACCCGTGCTAGTTGTGATTCTGCTAGCTCAAGCTGTGCTTGTGATTCTGCTAGCTTCTCTTGAGCTTCTTCGTGAAAGACCTTGTATTTTGTAGCCTCAACGATAGCATTCGCAAGATTCTGCGAGATTTCGTTTACAAATTTATCTACTGTGTTCATTGATACTCCTTGTTACATATATGTCCGATAATATCCGGGCGCTCCCAGACCGTTGCGTTTTAAGTGATCTTCAATCCCTTTAAAATTCTTGTCTATCACATTAAATAAGTCAACCAAAGATTTATCTCTAATATAGACGTCTAGGAGGCCATTAATTTCTCTCCTCCCAATATCTATTGAGACACCTCTTAAATTCTCTTGACCGCTCAACAAAAAATCCATTGATTGCCCGTAAAATGTAATAGCCGAAGCTATTTTCCCATTACTTCTGCCGTTCCAAATTTGGATACCTGCAGAAGTACTGTCCATTTTTTGTACACCGTTACGATTGCTTAACAGAGCCGTATAAGAGCCGTCGACGTCACCAATTCGACCTTTTCCAAAAGTCAAATATTGCAATGGTCTGCCAGGGAATCTATTTCTAATACCAATGTTTTGGCCGTTTGCTTCAATCCATCCGGTTTGAAGATCAAATTCAGTAACACCATTGAGTGATGATAACTTCCCACCCTTGATGATGTTGGCCGTCAGCCCTTCGGTTGCGACATTCTTGGAGGTAACATTGATAAGGTTAGCTTTGCTTGCGTCAATTTCGTCAATGTGTGCCGTTCCAATTTGAGCCTTGCCGATCATGGACTTTTTGATAACTCCGTCCTTGATGATGGTCTTTTCACCCACGGAAAGCAGACCCTCATTAATTCTTATTGAGCCGTCCGGATTTAAATTCAACTGTCCCAGCACGTCACCCGCGCTATTGAGATTGCGGATTGACCAACTATCACTTAACAGCGTCATTTGAGTCCGAACCGCTTCGATAGGCTCTGCGCTATCCTCGGGCGCTGGTTGCCATTTACGGTCATTTGTGCCTTCGTAAAAATCCAACTCGGTCATAAATAGACCACCCCATTTATTAGGATTGTTTCTGTCGTACTCAAATTGGAGATAACCGTCATCAAAATCCCCAATATTGAATTGGAATGATTTTTTGATAGTTTTTTCATTATCAAAAACCGGCCCATTGGTCCATTTTGGCTTGCCATCATAGATAAGCTGTTTTTCTTCAAAATCTGCCGTAGAACCTTTTTTACGTTTGCAGAAATAAATCTTGAGATATTTTGAATTGTTGTCAAATCCTAAAATGTTCAATCTATAGTCTGCATTTCGTTTGACGATAAAACGTGGACTTTTAACGACTGCACCAGGCCTCAACTCAAACATTCGTTTTTGGCCGTTGAAATAAAAGCCGTGAGATGTAAAGCCTAGTCTATTATTAGCTTCCGTCCAGTATTTCAACCCGTCATCTGCTCTCGAATTTCGAAGCATATTCGGGCCACCTTGTGTTGAGTACTTCCCAACTTCCGTCTGAAAGATCTCGCTACTCATGACAAGCCGTGATATCTTATCGGGTGCGTCTGCTTCTGATTTACCCAAAATTCGCTCATAAAGTAGCGAGGTTTCTTTTACTTTTTGAAAATCAGCGACACTTTCGGAAATTTGACTGGATAGCGTGGTTAGTTGACCATCAATACCTTGTCTAAATTCAGCCAATTTAGCTTCATTATCCCTTGTGAGAACTTCAAAGCGTTGTTTTGTGCTTTCGACATTCTCAACGTATGTATTCTTAGCAACATAATCGCTTGATAATCGCTCTCGAATAGCAATAATCTGATTGGTTGTTTCCTCTCGCGAATACCGTTTCAGCTCGTCAGATAGCTTTTCACGTTCAATCTGGACATTAGTCCTAAATGCGTTTAGCTCTCCGACGTTCTCTCTTGCGATTTCTTTCGCTTCCCGACCCAAATCAGCTCCAGCTCTAGCTCTTGCTAGTGCTTCCGCGCTACGAATGTTAGCTTCTGCGATGGCATGGTCAGTAGTATTTTTCAGCTCATTAAATTTCTGATCAATTTTATCCTGTAAACTTACTTCATTGTAGGTTCTTAGGATTTCTTCCCAGGCTTCACCCGTCCAGCGTTGCATGATGGTATGCCCTTCATGTTCCGGATCCGGCTTGTACCAAATATCATTAATCAATACTTTTTTAGGGTATTTTTTAACAGGATCCTCTACGCTGTACCAATTTGTGTTATAACCGTCCGCGGACTTGACAAAATCCGGCAACTTTTGGACAAAGCTGTTGAACTCATTGTTAATAAAATCTTCAACTGCTTTATCCGCTACGCTTTGAATTTTTGAGTTTGCACTTTCACTTATCTGGTCGCCTAACTTGATGTCGCTGGATTGATTATTCAACCGGTTGAAAGTAATTTCAAATACCCGCGTATCATAGTCTAGTTTTTTATCGTGCCGGACTACTCGGATAGTGTCCCCAATCTTGACACCCTTCAAATAAACACTTGACGTTTTCAAGGTTAATTGTGGACGGGACGCATTAACCAATGCTTGGTAAGTTAGTTTAATTAATTCATTAGGGTTTTCTTCTTCGTTAAAATCAACAAAACCAATCTTGGCCCTCATGGTTCCATCCGCATTTTTAATCCCGTACCGTCTAGTCATTTCAGGATTTTCTAAATACCTTTGGCCTAACGGTTTATCTAACGGGTCGCCTTTTGCCTTGGACCATACCACATTTTCAAAGGTGATTTTTCTTCCGTAACCGTCCGCGGTTTTCCCGCTAGATTCGGCACTTGAAACTTGTTCACCCTTACCACGTCCTACCAAAGCTGTGTAAATGTTGGTCCTTTCAATTTCTTTTAAAATTTCCAGGGCGTTATGGCCATAGACCACGCGTTTTCCAGTAGCTTCACCGATTCGCTTTTTAAAATCAATGTACCGGGCGCCAATTCCGTTTCCATTCATTTCTACGAAAAACTGCATTTCCAATCCCCAAACTTTACAGATTTTCTTCAGGGCGTCGAATACAGAAATATAGTAAAAATTCGTGCTACGGTTGATTGTTTCAGCAACAAACCGGGCGCGCCAATTCGTATTTTTCAAAAGGTCATTAATAACAGCTTCAGCACGTATATTATTAGGGCGCTTGTCAAATACCGGGGTTTTCCGTAATTCTTCGATTCCGGACTGAACCCCTGTAAGCGTTGTAATATCGCCTACTGTTTTCTTTTGAGCGATATAAAAGTAGTGGTATTGATGGTTATTTTCCATTGACTGAATAGCCATATATTCCACTTGTTCAAAATCATCATCATTTAGCGCCTTTGTTTCAATGGTTAGACGATCTGAAACGTAGTTATCAGTAGTGAGCGCATAAGTCTGAAGGGCTGTCTTAACCGCTTTTTTATTGACGATTTTAACAAGCTTTTCCTTTTCATCAAAAAGATAAATCATGCTCGTTCATCCCTCCAAACTACCCTTTTTACTGTCGCATTAACCGCGGTTATCGTGTCACCGTTTTTAACCGTGAAATTCTCCAGCGGACTGAATCGCTCCAATTCGCTCAAAATATTCCGGCCCCCAAAGGTGATTTTAATTTCATCCGGATCAAAAGAAATAACTATATCTTTTCCCGGGGTATAAGTCCCCACGAATGAAAGCACCTTGGACCCGTTCACTATTTGAAGTTGATTGGTAACTTTTGTAGGTGTAACCGTGATAGAATCCGGTAACACTTCAAGCGCATCCACTAAAGAAATAGGCCCCGTTGAACTTTGGGGCCGTTTTTTCTTGTATCCATCCGGAATAAGCAAGCTAAACTTACTAACAATACTTAGGCTGGTTTCTTCAAAGCTATCCGCCCCGTTGAAAAAACCGTAGTAAATGAAATCAGGTTCATCCCTAAAAAAGATTTCAAGGAACCCGCTAGGGGCGTGTGTCCTCAAAATCTTGTTTAGTTTAGCAAACTTGTCCCGCATTTGGGCGCTAGTGTCCGCTTTAAGTTGGTATTTAATTTCTAGGGTTCTTTCTTGATCTGAAAAATCATCAACCCAAACACCACGCCGGCCAGGGACTTTAGTAGTGGAAACATTCTGCCCCAATAAGCCCCGGCCTGTAACTGTTAAATGCCTGTAACCATCAATTAAATTATTGAGTGGTTGACCATTAATTAGTAGGTTATCGCTAGGCTCAAAAGTAGCAACTTCCTGATCTAATTTTCCTAAACTAGTATAGTTATACATACTTCTTCACCCTTTCTAATAACTTCCTAAAATTAATTCCATTTCTTGTTCGCGTGTGATGTCGTTTGTAAACGCTCGGTAAGTCGTACTTCCAAGTTTTAAGGTAATATCTGCCGGCTGTTGGTTCACCGTCAAAATTCCACCGTCAAAATTAACGTTTGGATCGTAAGCGGTCAAGCTTCCCAAAGAACCTTCTACCGTGCTTAGTTCATCCTGGAATACTCCGGACAAATCCTTACCAGCAAAAGCATCAATAGCCCCTTGGGCCATGCTCCCTACTGACTTAGCCACATTTTCAGCCTTGCTGTCCACCCCGTTGATGAAACCTTGGTCAGTATATACCCCAAATTGTTTGAATACACGGGAAGGCGATTTAATACCAAGCAAGCTTTTAGCCCAATCAATAGCGCCGTTAATAGCGTCACCTACTGCATTAATCAAGTTACCTGCAAAGTTTTTGACACCATCCACAAAACCGTTAACTAGGTCAGCGCCGGCGCTTATCGCGCTACCTACAAAATTTTTAGCGCCATTAACCGCATTAGAAAAAGCATTAGTTACCGCACTAATGATATTGGCCCCCGCTGTTGTTACGGTTGATACTACTGTATTCCAGCCATTTGAAATAGTGCTAGTAATTCCGCTCATAAACCCACTAATTCCGGAAGTAATGCCGTTCCAAGCGGATGAAATGAATGAACTAATACCGGACATAATACCAGACAAGAAAGAACTAATACCGTTCCAAGCGCCAGTAATGACACCGGTAATCACTCCAAGGGTTCCGCTTATGATTGAACTAATACCATCCCAAATTGAACCAGTAAAGTCCTTGATACCGCCCCAAATTGTGTTCCAAATATCTGAAATTGTATTTAGTACGGTTTCAATCGTAGTTTTGATTGCGTTGATAACAGTAGTTACTGTTTCTGTGATTGTGTTCCAAACTGTTTGCAATACGGTCAAAATACCGTTCCAGATATTATTCCAAAGTTCTGAAATGAAGGTAAGTACAGCATTAATAACGTCACTCACTACTTGAATAGCGGTTTGGATGATTGTAACAATCAGGTCCCAAATCGTTTGTAGAACCGTAGCTATTACATTCCAAATAACTGTCCAGATTTCTTTCAAGAGATTAAGACCGGTTTGGATAATGGTAATTAAACCTTGGATAGCAATCCCTATGACGGTTTTAATACCTTCCCAAATATTCCCGACAATCTCTTTCAATGTTTCCCAGGCGCCGGACCAGTCGCCCGTGATAATCTGCATGATTAACTTGATAACGCCTAAAATGACGTTCATACCGGTTTCTACAATAGTCTTTATTAAATCCCAGACGGTTTTAACAATCGGTACTATCGTATTCCAACCAGCTTCAAGTACGGGCGCGATTGCGTTCATTACAGTTTCAACGACTGCCTTGATAGCGTTCCAAATTGTTTCAGCCGTTTGAAGAATAAGCTGGTGATTTTCATTCCACCAATCAATCAGGCCACCAAAGATTTTTTTAACGAAGCTTACAACTTCATTAATTGCACTTGATACAGCCTTAGAAACTGCTTGAAAAGCAGAATTAACCTTATTCCTAAATTCTTCACTTGTTTTATACAAGCCTACTAAACCAGCAATAAATAAACCGACTAGCCCAATTACTACCCACATAGGGCCACTAATAGCACCAAGGGCGCTACCAATCGAACCAAAGAAACCGGAAATGGCTGTACCGCCACCCGCGACACTTTGGAAACCAGTAATAAGGGCGGAAACGGCACTTGAAACCTTGCTTACAATTCCAACAATTCCACCTACTACCTTAGTAATGGTTCCTACGACTGTAAGAACCGGACCGGCAGAAATCACAATCGCGCCAATCCATTTTTGCCACGGTTTCAATGGTAAGTTGTCCCAGATTGTTTTTAAAACTCGAACAATATTGTCTTTGAAATTGGCTATGGTATCGCTTAGGCCCTTCATCAAGCCTTTAATATCAGCATTTTTCTGACCAAGTCCCGCTACCAAGTTTTGGGCGGAAGCTTTCATGGCTTCAAAGGACCCGGCTACTGTTTCACTTGCTTCTTTGGCCGTTGTTCCAGTGATTCCCATTCGTTCCTGTGTAACGTGGATAGCTTGGATAAGCTTATCAAATGGAATATCCTTCACGTTTTGGGCCGTAGCCTTGAAACTGTCACCCATTACGCCGGATTCATTAACCAGACGGGCCATTTCTTCCTGTGTGCCACCATAACCGAGTTTCAAGTTGTCAAGCATGGTATAGTTGTCTTTGGCAAAGCCTTGATAGGCGTTTTGAATGTCTGAAATGTTAGTCCCGAACTTATTAGCATTGTCCGCCATGTCCACGATAGCCATGTCAGCGTATTTTGAAGCTTTGACGGTATCACCACCAAGCCCTTGTAACAAACTAGCAGAAAAGGAAGTAACTTGTTCCATGTATTTCACGCCTGAAATGCCGGCCCGCTTGTATGCTGTTTCTGAATTTTTGATTACAGTTCCGGCGGAATCTTTAAAAAGTGTTTCAACCCCTCCCAAGGCTTGTTCTAGCCCTGCAAAAGACTTGATAACACCACCGACGGCCCCGGCTACGGGCAAAGTGAAACCGGCTGTCATTCCGGCCCCTACTTTTAGCATGGAATCGCCTACACTATTAATCGAACCACTCAACTTTTCAAGGCTTGAACCAGTCTGATTTTTCAAACTAGCAAGGGAGGCTTGGGCCTCTTTTAAACCGTTTTTGAAGTCAGAAACGTTCGCTTTTAGTATGGCTGTTACATCAAAATTTGCTCCCATTAATTACCTCCTTTCTATGCTTTATTTATCAACCTATTTCTTTCGGCCATATCCATTTTTCTAGTTGGTCCGGACTGGTTAGGTTGATTTTTATTGAAAATCCGGTCAAATTCTTTTTGATGGTCATAAAATTCATTGAAATTTTTAAACGCCGGACGGGTTGACTTACCGCGCCCCTTTTGCGCCTTAACTGACTGATTAAACCAAGCCTGGATAGCAGAGTTTAAACGCTTATCCTCTTGTTGGATAGCGTAAGCCATGTTATAGATTTCAAATTCTTCTAACGTTGTCCTCATTGCTTCCTTAAAGGTCATACCATGACGGGCAATAAGTAACGCTAGCGCTTCATCATAACCAAAATTAAAACTTGACCCTTGCTGTTGCCCTACTCCGCTAGGTTCATTGCCTTTTTGAGTAGGGGTGACGCTTTTAACTCTTGCATGATTTCTTCAATGGTCTGATCATACTTTTCATTTACAATTAGATCTTCAAGAAATTCTTCAATAGCGTCATTTGATGGTTTTTGTGCTTCTGTAACAGTCGCGGACTTAATCAAGTCAATCAATGCCAAAGGGTCATTCATTGCGCGCCCAGCGTTGAACATTGTCATAGCGCCATAACCGGTTTTCATCCCTTCCATTTCAACCGAATGAAGCTTGTTCATTTCACGCAAGAAACCAATCCCGAAACGCAAAGTATAGTCTTTTCCACCAATAGTTAAAATCATGTTGTTACTTCTCCTTTAAAAAAAATTAAAAAAATAAGGGGCTTTAATAAGCCCCTAAAAATTAAGCTGGTAACCCGGTACCTTCGCCCTCTTTGGCCAAAGTATGGTAGTCGTACTGTGCCTTATTAATAGCAGATTTTTGGCTTTCTGTTAGCGTATCTGTACCGATAACACCATTTCCATCAATCGCTACTTCATAGGTCAATTCAACCTTGTCATCAGCCGGCGCGGAAATTTCAAAGTTCTTGAAGAATCCTTGGTAGTATTCCACGTCATATTTTTCCTTACCTTGATCTTCGCGCTTGCTTGCTAGGTCCACAATCCAAACTTCAATCTTGTCAGTGTTGCGGAACCATTGTCGCATTTCCTTCCACATATTAACCGTGTCTTTATCTTCACGGTAAGCAAGGGAAGTAAATTCCCCTGAAGTTTCACCATCGGAAACAGAGTTTACAACTCCGTCCTTGGTTTTAGTGGTTTCAACTTCTTTTTCAGCGTTCAAAGTCAATTCCGTTTGGAATCTTACTTTTCCAGCGTCTTGTTTCTTTTGATCCTTAACGCGTCGGAAAAACGCGATAAAATCTTTTCCTTGAATCAATTCTGCCATTTGTTATTCTTTCTCCTTTTTGGTATAGGTAAACTTGACATCCAGGACCACATGAAGCAAAGGCCGGACATCTGTATTATCTGGTATGATCTGTTTGTTAGTGTTAGTGTGCTGTAAGTGATATTCCCACTTCCCAGAAATGTTTTTGATATTCGTTTCTAAATAGGCTGTTATATCGTCCAAAATAGCCCGCTGTGTCCTTTCAGTATAAATGTGGACCGTTTGACCCACCTCGCCCCAAAGGTCGTTATTTGGGCTTTCTAGGGCGTTATTTTCACCTATATAGATAAAGGGGTATTGTGTCCCGGCTTCGGGCAAAAAGTCAAAGGTTTTTTCCCTTGCTTCCGCCATCTGATAAATCAATCTGAATAATTCATGGTTTGGCGTCATTTAAAAACCCCTTTCATTACGTTTGTCATGTCTTCCTGAAATAGCGGTTGGACTTCCTGGATCATTGGGCGCATATACGGCGTTCCAGACTGAAACCGTGTGCCGTATTCTTGGTAACCGGAATAGCCGGCCTCGGAATGTATCCGCGCTTCCATGCCTTGGTAAGAAGTCTTAATATGGTCCTTCAAGAAACTTGTATCAACCGGCGCTTTCTTCTTTGCTATGGCCTTGCCACGTTCGCCGTTGTTCTTTAAGACCGCTATTGACTGCTTTACCGCGTTCGGGTGAGCGTTTGAAATCGTCATAGTCAGCTTTTCAATCCCGTGCCATTTAACTTTAACGCCCAAAAGGTCCCACTTTCTTCAACCGTACCGACCCTTTTATTGGCGCGTCGATTGCTTCAATAGGCTCATAGGTGTCACCTTTATAAACGGCTTGCGTGAATGGTGCTTGTTCTTTTTGAAACCTACAAATAATTACTGTATCTGTCCGGTTTCCGTAGTTTTCAAATACTTTAGCTCGACTGACTTCATTCACAAAACAAGGAACCGTAACGGTTTTTCTTACTTGCATTTCATAAGTGTCTGTTTCCGGATTGTATTTCTTACGCCCCCCACAAATTAGGATAATTCTGTGTGGTGTTTTCATAGGAAAAACACCTTTCCGCGTTCCCGTTGTGTACCGTCCAGGCCAAAGTCTTTATTAAGAATGGCCATATACGGTTTGAATAGGTTATCCCAGTCTTGATAAGTCACGGAATAACCATCAACCGTTTCAGTCGTTACACCCTCGGAACCTTTGCGCCCATAAAGCTTATACACCACGTTTTCAATCATGAAATTATACTTACTGTTAATTTCAAGCGTCCCAGTTAGTCCTTTAAAATAGCTTTCAGCGTCTTCCACTAAATCATTCAACAAATCATTTTCATAGTTGTCGGAAGGGTCAATACCCAACCGACGTTTAATTTTCGATAGTTGGGCTTCTTCCATCAATTATTCCCCTTCGATAGTTTGGGCCAAAGCTACAAGATCCGCTTTTTTGGCGTCTGCTTCATACTCTACGCCAGCGCCATCAAGTAACTCTTTCAATTCTGCCACTTTCAATTTTTCAACTGGTTTTTCTTCAGTTTCTTTAACCGGTGCTTCTTCCTCGGTTGGTGTTTGTGCTGGTGTTTCTGTTTCTGGTGTTTCTTCACCTTTAGCACTCAATACACCCTTACCAATCAATTCAGCAATTCGATCTTTTGAAACTTCAAAACCTTCACGGGGGAAAGTGTCCCCCGTTTCATAAAAGCGGTTATTATCTTTGGTGTCAATAATATTCTTAGTTACGATATAAGTCATTGACTACCCCTTTCTAGTCTGATTAGACGTTTTCAGCGGAAGCGGTCAATTTAGCGAATGCGTTCGCTTTAGTAACCATTACAGCGATATCCATAGTAACGCGAACCGCTACCATTTCTTGTTCAAACAAGTTGATAGGTGTTCCGTCTGAATTTTTCATGGTTGAAATTTGACCTTCTTCAGAGATCTTGAAGTTGATATTGTAAGGTACACCATAAATTAAGCTGTTAAAGTCACCGGCCAAAAGGTCGCCTTTCTTAAATTGTTTAGATTTAAGATCCACGGTAGTAATACCATCAATGGTATTGTTTGCCTTGTCGTAGATTGTCTTCTTATCGCCGTCGCGTGATTCACGCAATGCAGAGCGGTTTTGAATTTTAGAAACGAAGGCATTAGGGTTAATGTCAGCTTCATAAAGCTTATCTTCCAATTTAAGAAGGTTTTCATAGTTGATAGGACCAACTACAACTTGGCTTGAATCTTTAGCAGACTTAGCTACTGAATTAGCGAATGGCGTTTCATGTCCCAAAAGTCCAGCTTCATCAATTTTAGTATGGAAAGCTTCAACGATTTGTGGTTTCATATCTTCAAAGAATTTTTCCCATGTGTAGTTCAATGCTTCACGAGAAGCAACTAGGATAATACCCAGTTTGTGAGCCTTCAAGGAAACCGGAACCACTTCAGGTTTATCAGTCTTGATTTTTTCTGTTTCGTTTACCCAGTAAGCAGATACTCCATCCGTTTGAACGTAAACAGTTTTTTCTTGTAGGCCGTCCATTTCGTGGTACTGTCCAAGTTGCATTACTACCGAATTTTCAGCGACATCTTTCATAATGATATCTGTCATTTTTTTAGTAAAAGTTCCATCTTTCTTTTCTGAAACTAGGACTTTTTCAGGGTTAAAAGTTTGTACTGTCATATTTTAAATTTCTCCTTTAAGGTAATTATTTAATGATCCGGGAATCTCGGAAGATATCCCCTCTATTTGATTTTTCGGACCCGCTAAAATCTGATGAAACTCTAGGAGGTTCCGATTGTGAGTATTCAGCCTTGATCTCGCTGATAATGCTTTCAAGGTCTGAAATAGCTTGTAAAGTACCTTCAGCGGTATCTTTAACAACAAAAGAAATCACTTTATCATTAACCGGAAGTTTCCGGCTAGAAAGTGTTTTAATCGCTTCATCTGTCAATTCTCGCTTAGTTTGTTCTTTCTCAAGCCCAGCGATCTTATCAAGTAAAGCTTGTTTTTCTGCTTCAGCTTCCTTACGTCGGTACTCTTCTAACTCTTTCCCGGTAAGTTCGCTTTCTGCCTTGTATTTTTCCAAGGCTTTGGCAATCGCTTCCGCTGTATCTTTGGAATGTTTATCTTCCATTGATTTCAACCGGCGTTGCATTTCGGCCACTGATACCATCTTTTCCGGTTCCTGTGTCGGATTGCTAGCTTGTTCCTCAACTGTTTCCGGTGATTGTGGATCAATCGCCTGTGGTGTTTGTTCTTCTGCCATTATTAGGCTCCTTTCTACGCTTGACGGGCAACCTCCCCGAACTCATGCAACTTTTAACGTCTTCAGCACGGTTTGGACAAGCAAAAAACCGTATGGAATCCCGTACGGTTTATAGTGATTTATTCAACTTTTTCGTAAGTTTCTGCAAAAATATCAGGCTTACATGGATAAAATTCGCCTTGTACACCCTTGATAATGTAATCACCTTCAGTCGCAATCATCACCCCTTCAAGTGTTTCTATTTTTAAAATTGGATTATCTAAATCAGCATAATCAATTCGGACTGGATCTAATCCTAATTCTGACAATTTTAAAATTGATTCTTCAGTGTCTACAAACTGAACAGCCTCAATCACTACGGGCTTCTTTCTGTATTTCATCTTTCGTCCTCATCATTTAGTTTAAAATCGTTTAAGGTGCTACCACCCTTTTTATATTTCAGTTCAATGTGTCCATAGCCCGAACACCTGCAATTTGGGTGCATAGGGTACATATTCACGCCTTTTTCCAATTCATCAACCGGAAAGGCCTTGCCGTCCAAAGGCGCGCATATCTCGCACGCTCCTGATTCTGCTACAAAAATAAAATGTGTGAACTCATTAGCCACTAACATTTCTTTTTGAGTGTCCGCATTGATCCGGGCGATTTCTGTTTTTATTAACCTTTCCGCGCTTGATTGGCTAGTGCCGTACTTCTTAGCAAGCCTTTTCCGTTCTTCCTTGTAACCCATCATATCCGTATAGATACGGTTCAGGGAAGCGAACACGTCTTTTTGTAGGGCTTGCTGTAAACCTGTCTTACCCCAAACTCTGGAAGAAAAAGATTCACCGTAAAAATCAGCGTCTAAAATCGCTTCTAGGCGCTTTTTCACTCCCGTGGATGAATTACCCAAAATTCCCGCTTGGCGCTTAAATTCGCTTAGTATTTCATCCCTACGGGCCTTGTCAAACATTTCATAAGTTTCCGCTGTTAGGTTTTGAATTTCCAAGTCTAATTCAGCTTTCAAAAGTTCCAGCCGGCTTACTTTCATCTTTAGGTTATAAACTCTTAGCCATTCATTTGTAGCCGGTGAAAAGTCTTTTTCTTTTACGGCTTTATAAGCCTTTTTATTGAACTTGGTAACATCCATTTGGTCAGCGCGTTTCATTGCTTCTTGTTTGGTCAAGCCCTCACGCCCTGCATAATTCATATAGAACCGGTCTATTTTGCCTTGTAACCTATCATAAGATTCTTGGTATATATCAATTAAGATTTTTTCACGGTCTAGGTCGCGCTTCATTAAAGCGGTTTGGGCTTTTCGTTCCGCGTTATACTTCCGGCTGTCCGCTATTTTCAAGTTCATCCGTGATACCTACGCTTTTCGCTCTTTCAAAATCGCTTGCGCCTTCTTCCTTCTTGATTCGGTCCATTTCCGTTTCAAAATCTGTAAAGCTTGCATTATTAAGAAGTGTTTCCTGTGATACTTCCCCGCCGGCCTCAATGTAAGCCTTGATTTCCGTCCAAACGTCTTGCGGGATATTCGGATGGAAAGTGAAAGTTAGCTTGTCAGCTTCGATTTTAGGACCATTTACGGCCCTGTGAATGTTACTAATCAATTCATAACGCCGGCGCAACGCCTTAGTAAAGTACGTTTCCTTATCCTTCCGGACTTGTTCCAGACCAATCATCTTATAAAGTAAGGCTATTCCTGACTGTGTGGAATTAAAATGATCATCTTCAAGGTTTGGAATACGACTGAAACGGTGAATATCATTCGCCAGACGGTTTTTATAAGCTTCCGTGCCTTGTACGTCGTATTGCTTATAAATATAGCCGGCGTCCGCTGTCGTTTGCTGACCTGTTGCGCTGATTCCGGTTTGAAGCAATAGCGTGTTAGCGTCTTTCATTTTGGCCACGTTGTCAGCCGTTGCCCCAATCGCTTCCAGGTCACCCTTGATTAATAACATAGCGTCGTTTAAATCGCTCATATAATTGGCGGTGTCTGATTCGCTAGCGTCGTAAGCGTCAATTAGGGAAATTTCGCTTTCATAATCGCCCATTCTATACCGATTATTCCACCATTCAACAACTGGAATATCGTTATAATTGTGTTTAGTTGTTTCATCCAAAACAAGGCGCGGGCTGTAATAACTAAATGGTTTATACTTAATTACTTGGTCTTTAGTATAAACCGTCATATTGACGCGCTCATTATAGATTGGAAGATGAACCGCACATATAATATTTTGTTCCACTGTCAAATCTCGGACAACAAACATTTCAAGGGGACTAATCAAAACCACTCGGTCCATATTATCGCGATCACGGAAATGATATTCATAAGCCCGGCCATAAACGGAAGCGTCAAAGGCTAAATCACTATTCAGGGCGTTAATATCGTTATTCCATTCAATCTCTTTGATTGACTGTAATTGGTCTTTGTTTCCACCTTCCAACACTCCCACGGTAACAGGGTTACCGATAACATACGAGGTAGCAAAACTGGAAATGTAACCACCCCAGCGGTGACGTACTCGGTAATCTGCCTTTTCTTTATCCATCCGGCGTTTACCGCTTAAAATGCTGTAATTGTTACCCTTAGCGTAAGAATCTAACACCCGTAAGCGTTTCTTTTGGTATTCAAAAAACGCTGTCAGCATTTCCCGGAAGGCTTTTTTTCCTTCTGGTGTGTTAAGTAATTCTTCAGCGGAAGAATATCTAAATTGTTCATTAGCTAGCCTGCTAAATTGCAAGCTATCATTACGGGTTGAAACTTCAATATCCAAACCGTGTTCAAATTCATTCACATGATCCATTTTTACCTACCTTCTAAACAAGCGATTTACTTTGGAAATCGTCTTATTAACGTCTAATTCCTTTTTCTTTTGGAAAATTCGATCTTGAACCGCATAACGTACCGCGTCCAAACAGTGGTTATAGCTATCCACTGGCTCATTTATATATTCATTAGTTGCCCGGTCCTTCTTCCAAGTGTAATTTTCTAATTCCTCAATGGCCTTTACGCACCGTTCATCCACAATAATTTCATATTGTAGAATGTATTGGATCCCTTGCATGACTGACCCAGGGCCTTTTATAACATCAATTACCCGTGGAATATCTAGGTTCCTTAGTTCCTGATTCGATTTCTTTTCAGCACTATCCGCCCGGATAATCTCTTTTGAATAACCCAGGGCCTTGATTGCTTCAGCTATCTTGTCATTTGTCAGGCCTTTCTTAACATACTCCTCTAAAATGTACAGACGCTTGTTTTCTTCGTCTATTTTGACGTGCATAAATGCACTAGGGTCATTGATAAAACCATAGTCAAGGCCAAAATCTGATGGAATGTGACTTAGTTCATCCTTGTTTAGCAACTGTTTTTTGTACTTAGGAAATACAAGTTTGTCCAAAGTAGCAAACTCACCCAGGGCATAGATTTTATAATAAGCCTCGTTCCGGTTTGCTAGTTCCTCAATATTCTCTTTTGTGAGATCATCCAGAAACCTATTGTCTTTATATGTCGTTTGATAGATAACCGTATTTTTAGGCTTTTTCACAAAGAAGGCATTATATACCCAATTCACTTTAGATACCGGGTTAAACATCAAATAGATCTGTTTCTTAGGGTGTTTCTTATCCCGTAGCCGTAGGGTTAATTGTGTGTAATCGTCCAGGGTGAACTCGGAAGCCTCTTCCATCACCACGTCTGAAATTCCTTTAATAGACTTGATTTTTTCCGGGTTATCCAACCCTTTAAAAATAAATTGAGCGCCGTTTGGTAATTCGATACGGTAAGCAGAATTATTAACCTTGCAAGCACCAAGTAGGCCCCATGTTTCCAAACATTGCTTGACGTCTTCAAAGATTGAATCATAAACACTTGATCCAACTTTCCGTAAAAAAAGAACCTTCCTTGGGTGCTTCCAAGGTTGAAGGCTCTTAAATACTATCTTTTGAATAACTCCATGACTTTTACCGCTAGAAGCACCGCCATAGTGTATTTCCGTGAAGGTGTCATAGTCGGTCAAGTGGTCGTATATATGCTTATTAAAAACCCGGCTTGGATTTTTAATTTTTATCTTAATCTGTGGTTTCTTCATCGTCCCAGCTTCCCAGCTCAATTTCTACCACTCTTTGGGTGATCTCTTGCCTGTCCACAAATAAGCCGTATCGTTTACCAAGGTCAACCGCGGAAGCCCGTCTAGTTGCTACTGATGGTTTTGCTTGCACTACTTTTTGTGTACCTTCACCATCCAGGACCAAAAGCGGTTCAGTGACTTCACCACGCATTACAGCGGTAAGAAATTCTAGCACCTCTTGTTGATCTGCGACGCGTTCAGATTTTAGTTTTTCAAGTCCAGCTTCTATATAAGCTTTAACGTCAGTTTTTGTCAGTAATTCATTTCCATTTGTCTTAGCTGTTCCATACTTAGCTTTTGGATAAGCTTTCTTATAAGCTTCCGTAGCATTTAATGAAATGATATAATGATCTGCAAAAATCTTTTGCCTTTCTGTCATTCCCAAATCTTTTTGGCTCCTTTCTGGTAAGATACAAAAAAAGGATAAATCATTCTGATTTATCCCCTATTACTTGATACTAACATTTTATCACATTGACGCAATCGTGCTTTTAAAGTGTCATTAATTAAAATGCTACTTATACCGGCAATTATCAAACGTTATCACCATTAATAATTCTATCCAATTCATCAATCGCGGACCGTTTCAAACGGTAATAAGTCGGTATTGAAATACCGTCCAGATCATTACAAATATCCAAAACGTGTTTTTTAACAATATAAGTAAGCCTTAATACCGTTCTTTGTTTAGGATCTTTCAGCTTATTGATAACCCTACTTAATTCTAACTTTCTGTTAATAATTTCAGTGGTATCTTGTTCAATAGCTTCCTTCATGACAACCAATTTTGTGTACACGTCGTCAATTTTACGGCCTTTTCCACCGGAAATTTTATCAACTTGAAATTTAGGGCTTGATAGTAGCCCAGCTTCCAACTCATTGATTTCATCCATCCGGCTTTTTATGTCAATGTCTAATTTCTGTAATTCGTCAAGTAATTCCTGTGCCTTACTAACCAAATCCCCAAA